AGCACCTTGGGCACTTCTTCATCTACAATTTTGCGCGCCAAGCCTTCGGCAATCGCGGTTTTACCCACGCCCGGATCGCCAACCAGTATCGGATTGTTCTTCCGGCGGCGGCACAGCACCTGAATGAACCAGCCACACTCACTGACAGACCTAAAACACCAACCGAAGATGACAAAGTGTTTGATTGACTGGAGTATGCCGAAGATGAAGCGACCGACAATCCACCAAGCGTTGTTGTACTGGTCGCATTGGCAGGTGTGATGATATTGTAAAAATACGCAGCACTAGAAGTAGCAGTAAGACTACCAATAGGCACTGTGCCATTGGCAACGGACGGATACGCAGATATTGAAACGGAAGACGAAGCACTTAAACCACCAGTAAATAATGAGCCGTCCATCACGCTTGAGCCACTGGCATACGCGCTAGACGCAGACAGACCTAAAGAGCCTAGTGTCGCCGTTGTTGTTGCTGCAATGTCTGTGATAACATTGTATGAATATGTTGATGATAATGATGCGCTTACACCAGATAACACTGCACTCACGTCACTAGACCTATTGTATGGTAGCAGTGACGATGCTCCAGCGAGTGTAACACCAGCAAGGGACGCTGAAATATTGGCTGAACTTGACCCGCTAACATAACTGGATGATGATGCTATAGATATAGCACCAATGGTAGCTGTGGTGGACGCAGTAATATCGGTGATGACAGCGTATGTAAACGAGGATGATGCAGCAGATGATAGGCTGCCAAGTAGTGATGAAACATCCCCAGACCTATTGTACACTGTAGCTGTAGAGCTGCCGTTAGCAGAAAGTAATCCCATTGTCAAGGATGAAGATGCGGTATTACTTCCACTTACATACCCTGCGCTGGATGATGATGATAATCCACCAATGATAGATGATGCCGTAGCTAGACTGTTACCACTTAGGTAAGTGGACACTATAGATGCGGACAGCCCACCGATTGAAGATATGGACGATGCTGCATTATTGCCACTTAGGTAAGTTGCGGTTATAGATGAGGATAAGCCACCAACCACATTGGACGATGAGGCAACATTATTCCCACTTAGATATGTAGCGACACTAGATGACGATAAGCCACCAAGTGACGATGACGCAGTGGCGATACTGTTATCACTTAGGTAGGTCGCAGCCAGTGAGGCAGACAATCCACCTAAAGTAAGTAAAGCATCAGCCGCCGAGGCAGACGCTCCACCTGCCACTGTGAAATCAGAAGCCTTGTATACTGCACCAGCCGTGAGTGACTTCGCATACCAATTAGCCATATCTTAAACCAACTGAACTGGTGTAAGTAAGTTTGTCACAAGACCATCAGTATCTACTGTCGGGTCAATTACAATATATCTGCTTGTCACGTTACCGAAAGGGAAGGTAATAACCGCTTCACCTGCTGCTGGAGCAACGATAACTGGATTGGCAATGTCAGTGCCTACAACTGTTCCAATAACACCACTAAGGGCTACTGAACCGTCTGCGTTATGGCAATTAAAAGCCGTGCCATTTGCATACGGCGCACCAGTTGAATCATTGAACACTTCACGTATTTCTGTTGGCAAACCCGCTGGAGCAAGACCAAGGTCAAGGTTTTGTAAAACGGCTTGCTGGTCGCGCCCAGAGAATGCTGTCTTAATCTGGTTTTCGTTCACATTGCACACCACAAATTGAGCAGTGAATGCTGTGTTGGCTGGTGTAATGCTCACCGTAGCACTTGAGACAGAACGTGTCGCATCAGTGTATTCAGTGATTGTAATGAGCTTGTTTATATCATCCCACGCAAACCGAACGTAATATAGAGTGCCATCAGCTCGAGCAGGGAAGCCAGCACCTACCAAATCGAAACTAGCCGCTGGCGTAGTTCCACCACTGCCATCTTCCCCAAACCAATATCCTGTAGAATCATCAACAAGTATATCCCACCCTGCCGTGCCAGTTGGTGCTGGTGTAATGCCTTTACCTGCACCGTTATAGAACCTTGGAGCAGAACTATTGGCTAACCCAAGCAGTACATATCCAGTGCCACGAGCCATGCCGTCCCAATACTGAAATTCAAAGTCAATAGAGAAATCACCAAGACCACCACCAAATGTAGGCGCAGCCAAGTCTCTGTAAATCCTATCGTAGCCAACCGTACCATCAGCCACGCCGTTAATATCAAAACCTGTGGACGTTGAATAGACTTTATTGTTTGTTCCAGTGGTTACACCATCTGGCTCAAGTACACTCGAAATATCGTGATTGGTTACGAAGGCAGGTGAAGCACCGCCTGTCCCACCTTGCGGAACTGCCGCAATATCCGATTCAACAATAGTCACCCAATCGGCTACAAAGTTTTCATATACTGGCATTTTAGTTTATCAAAGCCTCTACGCCAACGCGATAACTGTTTATGTGTCCAATCACAGCTTGCGATGCGTCTTGTACTAATTCAGAATCAATATCAGAAATCGCACCCGACAACCGTTCATTGGTTGCCGTTTGCCTTTCAAGGATGGCACGTTTTCTTAATGAAATAAGAACAACAAGCCTTTCACCAAGTGATGCTGCCGAGCTAACGGCAACATCAACATCTTGAACAGTGAGGTTAGCCACTGGTTACGCCATAGAAACAGTCATGGAGTTGATGGACACGTTACCACCAAGCTGAATTGCAGCGTTGTCGATAATCATATCTGTACCAGTTGTGCCGCATGTTCCTTCTATTACCGCGCCACCTGTTCCAACAATGCGGAAGTGAGCCGCTGTGCCTGTCGCATCTGCTGCTGCATCTGCAATCGCACCGCTCATGGAAGCCGTGCCTGCTGCTGCTGCATTGAACGATGCTGCTGGCATAGCAATGGTAGCCAAAACTGTTCCAGTTGCAGTGTTTGCTGCCCCTGCTGCTGCACCAGTACGGATAGTCATAGTGCCACTATCAAATGATGCTAAAAGCGCATCGAGTGCATTGTCCCTAAGTACGTCTGTATATGTAATTGCCATTGTTTTTTCTCCTTAATTAAGTTGGTGTAAAAGTTTTTAGATTTCCCTGCCTGTTCTTACTTGCTCTGAAAGCTCTTTAGCCCGATTTCCGACCTGCCTAGCCCATTTGCTATCCATCATCTCGGTAGATGCCCTCTCGTAATCTGCACGTTCAAGATAAGCTATTGTCTTTTTAAAATCTTTAAACCGACTTATGCCCATATTGAAAACCATGTTGACTAACGCATCATGCCTAACTCCATCCATAAGCTTGGTGAAAGGCAATGCCATATGCAGCTCCAGTGAGGCTACTTTAATGTCATTGGATAGTAAATATTCAATCTCATCATCAGAAAGACCAACATCGTCAAGGTTTCTGCCTACTCCAATGGTCAACTTCCCAACTGTATCTACATAAGGCTTGCGCTCTACGCCTTCATGCCTTTTTAGCTGGTTAATCAATCTCATGCCACACCTCTAAACAAAAACAAAGGCAATATAACCTGCAACACAACCACAATACCTGCACCAATATACACAAGGCGCGATAGGTTGTTCATGCGCTCGTCACGCTTAGCAAAGCTTGCTTTAATCTCATCTTCTCTTGATTCCTCATGCGCTTCAAGTTTGCATATACGATGTTGTGCCGCAATCAACTCTTGAAGTTTATTACCGTATTCATGGGAAGCCTTGCGTAGTGCAGAAATCTCTTGGCTGTGCATATTATGTGTCACCCTTATCTCGACAAGCTGCTCCATAGCAACTGCAATACGCTCTACCGCTTGTTGCGTATGCTTGCCGCTTTCCTCTAAGCGTTCTAGTCGCTGATTCACATCTTCACTCACTCTTTGCCCCTATTGACGTAAAACGTCACATAAAATAAACCTGTTTGCATAATATCAAGCAAGCTTTCAATATTTGTATTTTGTTCACTATCACTAACATATCTTTGAACACGCTGCACAACTTCAATAGCCACGCCAGTTAAGAATGGTGCAATAAGGATGAGAATAGCAGGAACAAAGCCTAGAACAAACAATAATATGGTGAAAAAGCAAGTTGCCATGCCAAAATCAGCATGTTTAAGTGCATTAGGGTCTGATTTCATGCGTTGGATTATCATACTGGCTTAGGATACTTAGCTTTAACTGCTAAACATGCGTCAATGTAAGCTTGTTGTGCTACGGTATCACCTTTAACAACTGCATCTAAGTAGTCTGATTGTGGTGGGTATGCTTCTTTGCGCTTAGCATAACACAGGTCTAAGGCTAGTTGCTTAGCATGTCTATCTGCTACAATGGGGTCGCCCTCAACCCATGCCACACCATCCCATCTTGGCTTATACAGACCAGATGGTTGGATTGTAATCTCATATTTATTTACCTTGTTGCTAACAGGGATGAGAGCATCTTCAATATAAAAACCTGCCGCGTCTACCTTATATACCATTTTCATATTATTGCTCCGCTTTGAACATGCATTTTAGAGAGGTGTATGTAGTAGGTGCTCCTGACGTTGGCGAGTATATCTTGATTTCGCCTGTCTCAAACACTACAAGACCTGTATATCCACCACTTGTCGTTGCAACGAACCACTGTCTCGTCAGCGGACGATAACCTACTGGTAACGTGAATAATGTCGTACCGCTTGTTGCTGTACCGTTAACGGCAAGACCCTCCATTATAACTATGCCATTCTCTGTTTTCCTATAGGTTGCGTCATTCTGTCCGCCAGAAGAAAAATTTAACCATCCGTTTATGAATGTGGGCGTGAACTTAGCAGTCTCTTTAGTTGGGCTTACCCACGCTCCACCAGCTTGTAGCAGTGCATTACTATTCGCTACCGCCGCCCCTACTGGCAACTGCACCACTTCATTATTCACATCAGTTGTTGCTACGCCGTTTGATATGCCTTCATAAGAAAGACGCTCAACCACGTCGTTATTTACATCAGTTGTTGCTACGCCATTTGATATGCCTTCATAAGAAAGACGCTCAACCACGTCGTTATTTACATCAGTTGTTGCTACGCCATTGGCTACGCCGAAATACCTATCCTCAACCACCCTTTCCCATGCCGCAGAGCCATCGCCGCCTGTGGGAACGATAACATCTAAGTTATCATCAGCGTATGTTGCTACTGCACCAGTAACCCCCTTAAAGTTGCCACCCTTTCCGTCACCCGAAACAGCCATGCTATCAACTCTAATGACAAACCCAGCTAAAACTTGTTTAGTGCGAAGCGTAGCAAAGTCAAGTATCCCTGCATTATCAGTCCCCAGAACGCTATTGACATATAATAGTTTTTCCGCGCCATTAGTCAGAGAAAAGTCTGACGCAAGCGCACCTAAGTCAGCAGACGCTCCTAGTGATATGGCAGCAGCAAGTGTCTGTGCTGTGCCACCAATATTAGCTGCACTGGTGATTGTGCCGTCGGGAAGTGTAATCTTAGGAGTAACGACGTTTGGCGTGTTGATTGTGCTGTGTGTGCCGTCCGTGTTGTGTTCAGCGTCAATCTGATTCTTAACGCCTTCTGATACGAGCAGGTCAGCAGATAAGTCGCTCTTAATTGTAGCTGCCGTTTCTGTACCTACATGCTGTGGTACTAAATATTTTGTAACCATGTTATATTAGCCTCGTATGCAATGAGCCGCTTCCACCATTGCCGCCACCTTTTAGGTTGACATTATTTTTATTCACATAAACACCTAGTATAGCAGAGTTCTCTGCCACAACAAGTAGTGACCCACCACCGCCGCCACCACCATTACCAGCTTTGAATGAGTAGGTAGAGAAATCGTTACACCCCAAAACCTCATGCTCTACTCTAGGCGACGTTACCAGCGTCTTAACTTCGCCATCGTTTCCGCTAAGGTCTATTTTCACCCCTGCACCAGATACGATATTCACCCTTCTTGCAATAATGGATAACCCAGCACCACCTGCCCCTGCCGAGCCGCCATAAGAGTTGAAGCTTCCAGTGTATCCGTTTGCGTTTGCCCACCACTTCGCCCTAACTAGGCTATCAGTGCCGCCGCTAGATTCACCAATAGCTATAGCGTCTACCCCAGCACCACCAAGCCCCCCAGAGCTTCCGTCAAGGTTGCCCACCAAACCGAGCAACGATGGAACTTTACCATTTGCATCAATAGATGCAGGTATAATTGCTATTGAGCCTGCGTTCGCCGAGCCTTTGCCAGTCGATGCTGGCGGTACTATTGTAGCTGTTTTCGTTGTTGGCGCGTCTAGCGAGCAACGACCAGCAGGGTACTTTAGTGACGGTGCTTTGTAGCGTCCATACTCAAACTTATTAGAGTACGAGCCATTCTCACCAGCAGAGCCGTCAGAATCGTATCCATTAAAGGATAGCGACCCACCTGTTCCAATTATACTTCCATCAACTCTTATCCATGAGTTACAGAACAATCTGGTCGTTCCTCTAATCATCATCACGCCAGCGATAACTACTTCATCAGCAGGTGTAGGCGTTTGGAAGTACATATCACCACTTTGCTGAAAGTTAGCGTCAAAAGTTACCGTGTACTCATCAACATTATCCAGTGGTCTGGTAACTAGTGTCACAGTAACACCACTGAATGAAGCTGTGTCTCGTATAACGTCACGACCAGCAGGTGATACTGCATACCCATTAAGAAACGCGCTATCTAAGTAGTTTGAAGTCTTGCGAAAGCTTTGTACCTGTGCTGCTTCTGCTTGGGATATTAGGTTCACAGATACTTCGCCAGTTTTAGGCATCATGGATGTACTGATAACCTCAAAGCACCTATTTAAGTTTTGGTTCGTATATGGGTCAACGGTAGGAAGATTACAGCGTACAATGTCGCCAATCTCAATAGCTGCCATCTTGGGAAGGCACTTGACCGTCAAGCGCATTGGAGGTCGTGAGAACCTAGCCATAATCAATGACATACGATTAAACATAGCTGTCACGCCCTTGACGTTTGAAGCTATCACACCCTCTGACTGCACCTTAAAGTCACGACCTTTACCATGCTTGTTATAAGCTGCCGTATCAGTAAACAGTGCAGTCCTTCTGAATTTGCCGCCAATTATAGGATACCTATCGTAGTCAATCCTTGCTGTGGTCATCATGTCGCCACTTTTCACAATGGTAACATCGCCCCAAGATATGCAAACATCAGTATCAAGCACCATGTTTTCGTAGCCACCATTTGAACTTGTTAGCTGAACTTTATCAGTTGCCAATGGCTTGTATGCACTCAACCCAAGGCGACCATCACCCTTGACGTTCATAAACATACCTAGCTGTTGCATTATTTCTTTTTCCACGAAAAGCTTTCCGTCAACTGCCTTGTCGAACACAAAATCAAAGTGCGTGGTAGCCGTATCTTTCTCAATCTGCATAGCTGTCCACTCATCTGCACTGATATGGCTTGAAACATCCATGCCGCAATGCCAGTGGTCAGGCGCGTTTGCTGGTATAGCCCCCTCAACAAAAACATCCACCATAATTGTTGATACAAAAACATAACCGTTTTGTTCGTATATTGCCCTGTTTACCGCAGCAACCATCCGAATGTATCCACTAGGTAGCTGCATCCATATATTACCGCTATCAACGGACTGGTAGCTACCACTAGCTAAAGCCATTGGATTCCATCTGCCAGTAAGAACAGCAAGGGCAATATCCAGCGGGTCGCCTGTGTACCGCACAACCTCTGTCACATCAGCACCGAGTGCATGGATAGCCGCAGTCGTTCCCACTGCCCCACGTATAACAGTAAGCTTCAAGTCCAAGCCAACTTCAACTCTTGCTGTGACCTTCATAATTTCATCGTCAATCTTAATGTGGCTTGCATCAGTCACAAGCTGAAATCCGTTAATCTCAAAGTTGTATAGGTGCAAGATAGTCTCTGTGGCAGATAAGTCACCTTGAACAAGCACGTTTCCATATCCACCATATACAGCAGTATTAGGTGAGAACACTTGCTTTTTGGCTTGTCTTTGAACATCTTGGCATGTGAACTTATAAGAGCCATTGCTTGAAGCAACGTCTGAAATCTGCATACGCCTAACAAGCTGCTTCTCACCCCAGTTATCACCAGAGTATAATACAAACAGATTCACAAACTGCCTGTTCAATCCATACCCTGCAACGTCAGCATTATTGATAATGGTCGATAGGTAGCCTTGATAATCAACTAGCTTAAAAGATAATGTTCCAATCGTTGATACGCCAGTTACAGGGTCAAGACGCTGGCTTATTGCGCCTATACTTTCTGGGTCAAGCATTACATATTGATTGTCCAATGATGGGACAGGCGTGTCCGAGCCAGCGATAAGTACGGCAGCAGCATCGTATCTAGCAACGCCGTCAGTGATGCCTTCCGAAGCCAGTTCAGAAGATGTGAAGTAGAACTCATTTTTACCATCTACAGTGACACCATTGGTGAACTGCATTTCAATAACCCATATAGGGCGTTTTGATATGCTTAGTGCGTGTGCTTTTTGAACATCAGATAATATCTTCATTTACACGAACACTGGCACAGTTTTAGAAGTTTGACCACTTGGCAACTCCATGAAATCAAAGGAGAAAGTCCACATCTTCAAGCTACCTTTGCGCTTTGGAGCGATAATTGTATTTGCTGCCACAAGTACACTTTCTGTGGGGAAGCCGATATAGTCTGGAAACCACTCAATTACACCTCTGGATAGATGGTCGTTCACACTGTTCATTGCTGCGTAATCGTTTGCCATTGCAGCGTCCCTTTCCTCTATGACGAAATCAACTGAAAACTTGTGACCGTTTTTCCAACCGTGAGATATAACCTCTGAAAAGCCAGTTGGCGTTGACGGCATGAAGCGTATGTCCTTCCTTGTCGGGTCTAGTGTGGTATAGCCCCAATCAAGAAGCACCTCTACGGAAGTTCCGATAGGGGCTATGTCGCTAACGTACCCAGCAGATAATGCACCATAGAAATCAGCAGACGTATATGGTGAACGAAGACGCACAGGGACTTCTGCGGTATATCTGAATAAGCCTATCATGCTGCAAGCACCGCAGCATTAGCTGAATCGGGCGCGACGAGTATCACATCGTTTGATATGATTGCATCCTGCAATGCAGGGAGGATAATATCTTGTGTAAAAGTGTCTGTCATAACATTACCTGTATTGTAAACATTTATTACCGTTGGTTGCTGTTGAGGTTGAGGTTGAGCGTATCCATTGGCGACATTACCCGAACTTGGGTCGTTAGCAGAGGTTGGCACAGAGGGCTTAGTCACTCCACCACCATAAGTCTGTGATGCAATCTTTTGGTCGTTCGCCATACCAGCGGCTACCGTTACAGCGAATGCCGCCGCACCTGCAACTGGACTAAACTTAGCCATTGACGCGTATGAAGCCATAGCCGCATTATAAGTGTTTATGGCATTCTCTGCCCTCGCAAACTTCTTACCAAGTTCAAACTGCTTCTTACTGCCGCCCTGCATTAAGCTTGATAACATACCTGCAATACCAGCGGCTACTGCAAGCTTCTGCTTACCTGTCATTTCATCAAGCTTCACGGATTGGTCTGCAAACTTCTCCATATTCTGTTGCATAGCCGCAAGATTCACCTGTTGTGTTGAGCCAAAGCCTTGCGCAAGTTGATTTTGAAGGTCATCAGCAGTTTGACCCCAGTCAATCATCTTCTGTAGTTTTTTATCTCTAGCAGCTTCTTCAATGGCTTCAATGTCATCAGCGGTCTTCTGCGCTCTTTCAAGCTTCATATTATCAATGATAATCTGCGCTTCCGCTTCAAGCATGCCACCATCAACGAGTGCCTGTCTCTTATCGTCAATCAAGCTTAATTCAAGGTCGTTGAATGCGAGTAAGTCTTCAATACGCTTATCTAGGCTACCTTTACCCTCGACAACAATATGACGCTGCAAGTCACGAAGCGTTACAAGTCTTCGGTGCGCGCTTTTCTTATCAATTTTGGCTAACTGGTTTTCGTGCGCTTGCTTTTGGGCATTGGCAACCGCTGTACCTTCCTTCTGCAACGCTTGAACTGCCAGCAAAGCCTTCTTATCTGCCTTAAGAGCATACTTGTTTGCACCAGATACGGTTAGGGCTTTTATTCTGCTTTTCAAACCCTTAGCTTCCTGCACAAGCATATCGCTTGTAGCCTTAGCTTTAGTCTGCTTGGCTACATAAATTGCGTTCTCTTTATCAATGGCATTCGCACCATGCTTGTCAGCAATGGCTTGTGCATCATCAAAGTATTTACCTACCTTGACAAGTCTCTTTTTAAGCTTAACATCAGTATAATCTTTTTTGGATGCTTCGTATTCTTTGTCTATTGCGTCTGCTTGCACTTGGGCTAAGGCTAAAACCCTAGCGTGGGCTTTATCTGCGCCAGCGGCTACAGCATCATTATAATACCCTTCTGCGCCAAGCTCTTTAATCTTGTTAAGCTGCATATAGGCTTTAGCAGCAGAATCAACGGATAAAACCTCATCCTTTATGATGGATATAGAAGCTTCATGCGACTTGCGCCTTTTTCTCTGCGACCTTGTTTCATGCTTAACTACGGCTTCTGCGCTCTCCTTAGCCGCCACGCCAACGTATTCTAATTCTTTTCTGTATTTACGTTGACCTCTAGTCACGGATGACATCTTTTTGTCAACCATGCCTAAAGCTGCTTCTGTAGCCGCTAATCCTTTTTCAAAGTCACTACGCCTGTCTGTTCCGTTAAGCTTATCAATGGCAGCTACAAGATACTCAATCGCAGTACCAGCACCACCAATAGCAACGGCTAATCCATCCAAAAACCCTGCATCGCTTAATGCAGCACCTAGCTTGTACCATGAGTTGCCCATCTTGTTTAGTGAGCCTTGGAACGAACCTGCGGCAGATTCGGCTGCATCACCGAACGTGTTTTTCATTTCTCTAGCCATTTTAGGCAAAAGGTCTTCTGCGGCTACCTGCCCAAGTTCCAACATCTTGTTAAGCTGCTTGGTGGATACACCCATAGCCTTTGCAGCCATGCCAAACGCGCCTACAAGACGCTCGCCCAACTGACCCCTTAATTCTTCGGCTTGAACGGAATTGTGGTGTAAAATCAATGACTTACA